CCCATTTGAATTGGACATGTAGCTACACGTGATTGTGAAAAAAGTGTGTTCAGTTGTCCAGGTTCTGCGTGGTTTGGAGTAACCCACCCCTCGCACTTACAAGATAGTGACCCTGGACTGTGGTGCCATAAAATCAGTACACTAAGTGGCACAACACATAACTTAATTCTCCTTTTTTGTGCTTCTTTTTTTTCTCTTCAGAATGTAGGGCTTGACACAAAGTGAGCCGTGCGAACGGCCCAAAAAAAGACCCCCACCTGACGGTGGAGGCCTGCACCCCTCGTATTTAGTAGGTATTCCACTTACCTACGTAATCATTTTAGTGTTGTCATTGGGCTCGTCCTTGATTTGTTCTGGGAGCTTGACATCGAATGACTTGAACCACTCACGTAACTCCTGACCAGTGGGTGTGGATGCAGGATACGCAGCAAACTTAATCGCCTTCTTTACGTCCGTGAAAATACGTGCGGTGTTGGGCTTCCAAACTGTGTACGTGACTGGTGGTCCTTCTTTGTTACGCCTGCGCTCGATCCACAGGCCACCTGCGGTGAAGTAGTCAGGCTTCATCAGGGTTTTCTACACACCATTTCTGAAGTTGCTCACTCCATCGCATGTGGTCAAGCCAGTCAATAGGTATCACGAGATACTTTTTACCCTTGTAGACTGGAAAACGGCCATCACCACATGCAGTAGCTGCACGTACATAGACTTTACCTACATCACCTAGCTCGATTTGACCGCTGTCAACACACACATCACCAATGTATTCCATGTCGTCATCAGCCATTAGGAGGCTGAACGATTCGTTAGTCGGTTCTTCAAGTGCGTTGTAATCAGGATCAGCCCATTGTGGTTTCGCCGTTTTCTTTGAAGACATTGTAGAAGCTCCGTTCTAGGGTGGTTAGTTTGATGGATGGATCTGTGAGTGCGAGACGTGCACGTTCTTTAGCCTTGGCTATGTACGTCCCTGGGTTGCTGTACCATTGGTTGACACGATCGTTACTCAAGCTGTTGTACAGTAGTTATCTGTACTCTAGACAAGGTGTTAGGTATTTCTACCATTGCCAGTGTTATGGCATGGTTTGCTGACATAGCACTAACCGTGACATGTCCAGTTGATGAACGTCCTGTTGTACGGGCTTTGCCTGCGTACTTGATAAACCACTTGTGATAGTTCACTTGATTACCTCACGATAATCAGTTTTCTCGATCCACTGTTTGCACGATTGGCACACTGAGGCACTCCATGCAAAGTGATAAACACGATGGGTTGCACCACATGGGCACATGATTTCTTTGCCGTCTAGACCAGCACGTGTGTAGCGTGTGATGGGCTTTGTGTTGATAGTGGTGTTCATTTCAGTTTGAGATGAAGAACTCATTTTCGTTACCGTTGAGGGTTACACCATCACGCCAAGTAAGTCCGATGCAGTGTCCGTCTGGCGTGTAGACGATGTTAAAACCACCTCGATCGTTGTACTTGACTGCGTATGCAGTTGTAGACCAATGAACAGTCTTACCTGCAAGAACTGCAGCTTTGATTTCGTCGAGAGTCATGCAAACCTCGCACGTGATTTAAACTTGTTCTCTGTAACCATGCAGTACCACTTGGCAGCTACATAGATTTCAGTTGGTGCATACCGTTTGGGTCGGAATGTGATTTCTGTGTCCGTGATCTTGAGGTTGCCAAACTCACCACGGATAAGACTTTCTTCTTCCTGGTCCCACATCCAACCAAACTGGTCCTTGAGTTGGTCACGTTGTCTGTTGATAAACGTGGTCTCATTATCAAACTGTGAGTCAGTGTCATACATGCTACGGTCTCGTGTTACAGTCTTGCGTACGAATGACCGTAGGTCCTTGATTTTGGGGTTGTGGACTCGTTGCTTAAAGATGATTGCCATCAGCCGATCATGTTGGGTTTGATTCGTTCACCATGGATGGTGACTACACTGAAGCCTAGTTCTTCAATCATTGCAATGTCGTTACGGCGTAACGTTTTGAAGCCTGTGAGGTTTTGAAGTGTTTCGGCCCGATCATTGACGGGATACGCCAGTGGCCTGCCGTACACCTCCCTGATTTGATACACAGCAACGTGTGTACCATCACTGACAATTCGTGCGTGTTGCAGTTGGTCCATGATAAGTGCGTCCTTGATTTGGTGATTGTGAATGGCTGGGTGCCGCTAAAAGTTGACAAAAAAACTACCCACTTTGTGCGTGGGTAGGTGTTAATTAGACCGGGTATGCTTCGCCCTTGGTATCAACCAAGTTGTCGTAAATAGCCCGGCCATTGTTACTTAAGGTCTCATATCTGAGCATGGGAGAAGGTGAGAAATGCTCAGACAATTTGCTCAGTCGTGCATAGAAACTAGATCCCTGCCCCCAGTGATAGTTCGACAGGAACAAATACCATGCACAGCAGACATCGAATCGGTCGAAATACATTGTTAATTAGCGGATGGAAAAATCACGAACTTGTGAGCGAAGCAGCCTAGCCTGTTCTTCTAGTTCGTTTGCTTTTTTGATGTTGTTAGCTACACCTTCCACGGTGTAATCTGTCTTACGTTGTTGACACTCAGACACACTAGTTAGAATGCCGTTTGTGTCGTCAAACCTAGCTAAATACATTTCAACCTTTTGCGCTGTCTTGCGATTACGCAGTGTTGCCATGATGGTGGTATAGCTAGCGTGGCAGGTTAGCCACCATTCAGACCCGTACTCGCAATCGGTGCCGTCTGGCACGTTGTAGCCGTGGGACTGTTCGTACTCGTGAAGCTGTGTCTGCAGCTTTTGAACGAACCCGCCATGTCCTGAGATCTTGCGAGCCTTGATCCCCTGCCATTCTGACAGGATGCGGATCAAATGCCCTTCGACCTCATTGGCGCGGGCGTTGATCTGGTTTTGTGCGTTGATGCGTTGCTCTGAAATCATGGTAATTAAGTGTGAGTGGATCCGTCGGGTAACATGACGCCATACAATCCGCAGTGAGGCAGGATGCCTTCAATCACTACGTGGTAAGCGCCGGTATGGTGATTGTCTTCTGATTCTTCAACCATTAGACCTTGCATCAGCTCATACACAGGTTTACCGGTGGTCATTGACCAATCAGCAAACTTTGCAAGCTGTGCCCTTGTGATCACCTTGTAATGATCGCCTAACGTGCCGTTTGGGCCGTCAAGTAGCTCTGCTCTGTATCTCATGGTTTGTACTGTCTGCATTCGTTGTAGGTCATGATCGTGCGTTCTGCACACATCTTGGCCCCAAGGTGGTCTGCGTACTGTGCAGCGCAGAACAGCGCAGCAAACAGACAGACTAGGTAACCGGTAGCAAATTTCATACGCGGCACCATGCTGTGATCTGTTGATGTGAAACGTTGAAGCGTTTGGCAATGGTCTTGTGTCGGTAGCCGTTCTTGCTCATCCGCTTGGCTTTGGTCTGTTTGCTCTCAGTGAAGTAGAGGAGAAGGATGCAAGGGAGGAGAAGGACGACCAGCAACACAGCAAGTGTGGTGGTCATGTGTGGATGTGATCGAACGGTGTGGATGTGGTGTGGTCCGTTCGATGTGCACAGTGTGGACCTGATCAGGGTCAGTGGGTAGGGTCCTGTTGTAATGCTTAACATTAATGCTGCTTATCGATTGCATAAGCTGGCATTATGAGTCGCCACAGATCGCGCAAGATCGACACGGACCGACCACGGCACGGATACGGCTCAGATTCGTGCAAATACTGCGCGTCCAGTCCTGCGTACCTGTGGTTACAGCAGTTACGCAAGGCCCAAAAACCTTGGTATGACTGGGTTTTGTCTGCGTCCAGAACGTAAACACGTCCAAAACGCCACATTTAGAGGGGCATGGGGGGTCACTGCGTCCTGGACATAGCGTTAATAGGCTTCACTAATTTTTGTCATTTTTTATCGGCCTTCTGTTTGGCCCAACACTGCTGACAAGTGACCTCAGTAATTGGGTAATTAACATTTACCGGAACTTCTACGTCACATACCTTACATTTAATGATACGTGTATCGTGTAACTCGAATTGCATAGCGTATATAGAGTATATATAGAGTATATATAGAGTATTGGTGGTATATATCAGGACATATAAGGACGTAGATATTATTTTAGTTAAATGACATAAATGAAATTAATAAAATTATTTAAATTAATAAAATTAATAACATTAATGACACTTAAGTAAATAATATGAAATAATATGTCTACCGGTCTTGCTACCCGGATAATATATTAGGGCTAGTAAAGGGGAAAGATTGTCTCCTTCCCCAGTCAGGGGTCGGGTCCACCCTTCCCTCTCCCTGTATACATAGGTTCGTAAAATGAGTCTAACGTGAGACCCATGTCGGTATATGGGTTCTCGAAGAATTACGGCTCTGTTGTCTTTGTTCAGTATTTAGTCCAAGGACTAGATGATTTGTCAGACCTTGAGGGTCTTCGATAGAAGCCCTAAGCATGTCATTCCAATCTTCACGTTTTCTTTGGTTGACAGCTTCTTGAGCCGAGATAGACATGCAGTCAGTGAAGTATTTGACACCTTGAGCAAGAGCATCGATCCTGTCGTCGTGTCTGACAGCACCTTTCTCTCTGCACATACGGGACATTTGATAGAAAAGCATGTACAGGAGTCTTTTTTCAGGGGCTTCGTCTTTGTTAGACTTGTAGTCCCAATCGATGACGTCTTTATCAACGACCAAGCGGTGTTGATTCATGACAGGTTCAAGGGAATCAATAATTCTGTCTTCTTTACGTACATTGGCGCGAACTTCTTCAACGTCAATGCCTTGTTTTGTCTGCTGAAGGTGTTTTTTGAACAGTTCAGCAACGATGCCGTCACCAAAGTTAGTTTCGATGACGAGTTTTGTCACATTGTAACGTTTGCAGTGCTTTAGAATGTCAAGTAATGTTCGGTCACTGTATCCGTCTCTGTAAGCACACATTTTGTGCAAGTACAAGAAACCGTTGCGGTGGGAGATAAAAGCTGCTGCTGTTTCATCTGAGCCACGACCCGACGGATCAACCGAGCAGATTGTCTCTTGGTAAGGATGCCATTCTCCTTGTAGCTGCATTGGACTGTAGAAATAATCTCCAGGTAGTCCGACAGTCGGTAGTTCTTTGAGTACGTTTTTTGGGTCTGAGCACCAGATGATGGAGTCAGGAGCATCAGAAGGATTAACAGAGGTGACGATAAGGTCAGCCATCTTGAGTGGAAACTTCTCAGAGTCGCTGAGACTGGTGTCCAGCATGAACTGGAGTAAGAAGTTAGACCTTCCCATCGCCGCTTCACGTTCGATAAGGTCATCATCAGCAAAACGATCGGGGTCAGTTACGTTCCAAGGTTCTGCACCGTTGTCTATATCGGCCACCAGCTGCGGCGCTAACAGGCCTTCGTACTGGCTTACCTTCCTAGGGTACCTAGCAGGCCAAACAAAGGGCTTGTAGGCCCTCTCAGCGAGCTTACGGTAGACAGTGAAGGTTGTCTGTGGAGTGCCAAGGAACATAATTCGTGAATCATCCTTTGGTGTAAGGATTGACTCAGCTTCTGTACATAATTGAAGTAGTTTTTCTCTCATGAGTTCTGTCATGGAGTTACCAGGGACTTCAATGTCGTCTAGAATCATCAGATCAGCGCGACTACCAGTCAACTGACCAGTAATACCAACTGATTTAACGGATGGTGCCTGGTGGGGGCTACAGTTGACGTCAAAACTGATGCGTGACCAGCGAGAGTCGTCAGATTTAGGTCTTAGGTGAGACAACCAAGGTGTCTCGATGATCAACTTCTGCAAAAAGATAGACATGTTGTCAGCTCTTTCTTTAGAAGCTGAGATAATCATGATCTTTTTTTCAGGGTCATTGAAAAGTGTCCACAGAACAAAGGCTCCAGTAATCCAGCTCTTTCCCACACCACGGAAAGCCTGTATTTGAAGACGCTTAGGTCCATGTTGAAGATAGTCTGCGATTGCATATTGTGCACGGGTAGGCGAAGGCAGGTCTAGTTGACCCCACAAAGCTTGTAGGAAGACTTTGAAGTCAGCCTGTATTAGATCTAATGTAGTCGTCATTTCTCCAAAGTTTAGGTCCTACGGGTTTGTCAGCAAAGCACTGCATAGTTGTAAAGTCAGAACGATTAGACACAAAGTATGGATCACAGACCAATGACTCATAGTGGATGTCAAACCACCGTTCCTCAGGTAGTTCTTTTTTTAGTAAATCAATGTATTTGTAGCAATGTTCTACGTGTGTTTTATAGAAAGTTGGGTCTGTAACGTAGTCTTTGTACCACTCTACACGTTCTAAACTTGCGACAATATCATCTACATTTCTGTACATAAATGCAAACTTAGCTGTTGGGTACATAAAACTAAGTTCAACAACACTTTTAAGAAGTGCTGGTGATTGGACTACAGACTTTACGTCTACGTCAAGGTTGTAATCAAACTCGTCTACGTAGGTCAGCTTTGTGTCACGGGCTATAATGTGACTTGCCAAGCGTGTACCAGACCGCTGTGGTCCTGTTACAATGATCATGGAAAAGGGTGGATGTGTGTTTTATCGATTGATCATCAGATCATGTGCAGATTCAATAGGTGGTAGGCTTTGAAAATACTCACCCAGACGATCTGAAACGCTTTTACCAGTAAGGTATGCAGCAAAGTCGTCAAGCATTAGTGCTCCGTCGATAGCCATACCTAGACGTTTGTCAATGCCACCTATAGTCTTTGCTACAGCTCTACGACCAGCGTGTTCACCGAGTTGTCTTACGACATCTGTTGGGTCAAAGTTGACGTATTTACCAAAACGTCGTTTTGCATCACGCGGTTGGAACTTAGTTTGGTCGATACGCTCGCCGTAACCTACGTATTCACCAGATTTGTCTGGAAAAGCTTCAAACGCACCTTTTGTAAAGCGTTTGTAAGCAAGAGCACGCTGGTTCAAGTTTGCACGTCCTTCTACGTCTGTGCCGCGCCTAAAATCTTTTCTAACGTCATCAAGATCTTGAATCGGTGCAAAGTTATACATGCTTGCAGTTTTACTTTGACCAGGAGGTGCGTTACGTGCTGTAGGAATTTGGTCAATCAGTTGATTAATCGTAGCTCTAATGCCCAACAGTTTGACGCCTTTTGCTGGCACAGGATTACGTTTCATGTTTGTATCGAGGTTGCTGAACATAACCTCGTTACCTTGGGCTGTAGGAGTAAGTCCAGCAAAAATCCTTGTTGTAGGATTCTTGATTCCAACCCTACCGTCTCTGGTTGTTAGTGGCTGGTTTTTTTGTAAGCTGTTGAGAATCCTCAATGCTTCTTTAGCATCTGGTGTTTGCTCAGGGCCAGCACTACCTAACCGTTTGAGAAGTTCAACTCTTTGTTGGATAGATAGACTATTTTCTTCGTCCATTATTTAATGTGTGAAAGAATAAGTGATTCTCTTAGTCGATTGATGCCAAATGTTTGTCTCATCCAGGTCAACCAATTGTTGCTCCCTTTTGCCTGATTACATCTTTTACAACTAGGTACCAAGTTGCTTGTAATATCCTCCCCGCCATAGGTTCTTGGGTGGACATGATCCAAAGTAAGTTCGTGTAATTCATAAGTCTCTCCACAATAGACACATGTTTTTCCAAAGTATTCTTTGATAGTGCGCCTCCACAGGCGCTTAGCTTCTGGAGACGTCATGGCTATTAGGTTGTAAAGGTAATGGTCAGGTGTAGGGAACAAAGGGGTCATGCGTAGCGTTGCTTCATTCTTGGACGACGGCGGTTAGTTGAGGCTTTCTCTGTTTTGCCCTTGCCAGGACCTGTGTGAGATGCGTCTTTGCCGTCTCCGTTGCCGTACGTACCAAGCTTGCGGTTAAGCTTGTTCGCAGCCGTACGGATCTTGAGACCCTTTTGTGTTTTGTTGTAGCGTGCCTGCTGCTTTAGCCTGCGCCGCTTTGCTCGTGGGTTAGATTTGTAGTAGGAAGATGTGTTCACCGTTTTCCATACAGTCTAGATTGGACAAGATCAGGGTCAACTTCTGGCATAACTGCTGCAAGCTTTGACAGCGGGTTGCTATCCATAGCGACACCACTGATGTCATTGGTTTTCAGCCAATCACATGCAGCTTTTAGGTCCTGGGTAGTAGCCTCGCCCGACTTGATGCGAGTCAAAAACTCTTTAGTCACCAGATTGTGTAGTTCGTTGAACTGATCCTCCGTTGCTTTCTTTTTCATTCGATAGTGAAACTATAGGTACAATGTCGTGACAAATAACTTCGACACGACTGCCTGGCCTAAATGTAAAGCCAGCCTTCATTATTTCTGTACATTTGATCGCTCTTGTTAGCTCGTACTGGAGCCGCATTGTCTGTTCGTGCCTACGTGCTATCTGTTTGCACTGCTCAATCATGCTGCCGTCTAGCGGAATCATAAAAGACATCTGCATACCGTAGTTGTTAGACCGAACATAACCGTCAGCTTCGTATGGAATGGTGTCATTGCCCATATAGAATGGACTAAACGTCATTGTAGCGCCGTTGCAAGAGTTATTAGCACCAAATATCTGTCTACTTGGTGCACCATTATTCTGGAATTGTACAGCTTGGTTAGTAACATTGCCCGTTGCGGCTGCAACAGGGTTAGATGTGTTTTGTACCTTTGGATCTTCTGCGTATGCAGGTGTTATTGCGAGAAGATAGAGAGCGAGGTAGTGGTAGAGGTGGATTCGATGGTTTCTGTGACGTCGATTGTCTCTACGACTCCTGCATCGCGGGTGGTTATCTCTAGTGACCATGGGTCTCCAGCGGTGGTAACTGAAAAGGTTGTGCCACTACCACTAATATCTGCACTGGGAGTTACGTTACTGCCAGACCAGCTATTGTAGTCACCGCCATACACCTCAGTCTCAATAGTACGTTCGATGTCGATGGTGGTAGTTGTGGTGGATTGCATCGACCCCTGGGTAAACTGTGGGGTGACAGTCTGTGCTGAGACTGGAGCAGCCAACAGCAACAGCAAAAGTAGTTTTTTCATTTTGGTGGGTCGGTTTTAGAGTTCTTATCTACACGAGAAATGCCATAGGAAGCTAAAGTCCCACTGAGCAAAGATGCAACAAATGTTGGATCCATCTTCTGCAACATTCCCATGTAAGATGCAGTCAATACGCCTGCACTCCAAAATAAAACGAGTGCTTTTACGATCTCTCCGCAAAAATCACTCAGCCACGTGTGGTGTCTTTTCTCCATCTTTTTTCTTCCGGGTAAGTAGTTTTTTAAGCACAGGCTTCAAAACAGTTACTGTCCGTTTGAAAATTGCAGTGGCTGTAAGGGTGGCTGCAACGGATACAGTCGCAGTTGTACCAGCAGTGACTAGAATTTCATTACTAGGCAAAGGAACAGTAAAATCAGTAGCAGGAATATCCACATAACGGATGTCACTTGGCGGTTTTACTGGTGGTGGTTTTGGTTTAGGTTTTTCGTTTGTCTTCGGTCCTTTGACCCCTGGAGGTGGTCGGAGGTCGCTAGGAGGCACCACAAGCGGCTTGTACGAAGGCAAATCAGCTCGTGGTACCTCTAGTACCGGACGTGGTAAAAGAAGGGGTTCAGGGAGCCGTAGAGACGGTAGTACCGGTGGCTCTCCTAAATCCATC